TCCGGCACGGGCAGCCCGACAACGTTCAGGATCCGGTCACGCCATGGACCACTCAGCACATGAAGTCGTGACGCTGCTGTGATTTCCCGGCCGGACTGACCGCGCACCCAGATGCGGATTTCCGCCTGAGCCATTTCCGCACCGGACTGCATCCGCTCCCGGCTGCTCCTGCCCCGGATATCCGCATGAATTTTCCCGCATGACACCCACTCTTCCGTCATTTCTCCGGCAGCATTACGGGTTAACACCGGGTTCAGAACACTTATCATCTGTGTCAGACGACCTGCAGATATTGCCATCCCCCCCCCTCCTCATAACACCGTCGGACAACGCAAATCGTAAATCAGCACGGACACAGAAAACGGCAGTTCCCCCTGCACGAGGTCTTCCCGCTCCGCAAGATCCGGATTCCGGTACAACATCCCGGTCAGGCGCATGGCAGCCCCCTTCATCCGGGTTAATGCCTCGCCCGGGATCAGTTCACCGTCCTCACGGATTACCTTATCCCGGCTGCCCTGAATGTAGGCCAGCAGCACAGCTGTAGCCTGACGAACCTTGTCCATCAGCATGTCATCATCCGCGTCATGGTCAACACGCAGATGAGCCTTGATTTCTTCCAGTGTCAGTAATGCTGTCACTTTCCACCTCCTGCATCCCGCCCTCGTTTTGCAGCCAGGGTCCAGCCTGATGAATGAGCTTCTCCGGGTTTATCACCGGTCATGCTGTTGCAGTGCCACAACGAGCCCCCCCACGTCACCGTATCGCCGGGGTGGTAGGTTTCGCCGGTTCTGAATACACCGCGATAGAGCATCACCGGCAGGGAAAATGTTTTTTCCGTACACTGGCCACTGCTCTGCCGGACCACCACAGTGAACGACCGTTCGCCGGTCATGCTGACGTCAATATCGGCCACCCCGTCAACCAGGCATTCCCATCCCCGCATCCCGTGCGTTTTTTCATACGCCCGCCAGAGTCCGCCCTGGTGTGTGGCATACGTGCCCCGGGGAAAGGATTTTTGCTCATCAATCGCCGGGAATATTTCCAGTGCCGTAGCATCACGCCCGTCCTGTGGAGCCGGCAGGGCACTCACCGCATCCAGAACCGCCTTCTGCAGAACTTCCGGATCGTAGTCACGACCGTCGCGCGGAACGGGGATATGACTCACTGCGTCCTTCACCATCTGCTCGATCATCGGGCGTACATCATCCGCAGTGACACTTTTACCGTCCGCCGGTACCGGTATTTTCGCGACCGCATCATTCACCGCCTGCTGCAGCACCTCCGGATCATAATCACGACCATCGCGCGGTACCGGAATGGCCCCCACGGCGTCATTCATCATCGCCTGCAGAACAGGGCGCACCTCATCCACCGTCACATGCTTCTGTAACAGAGCAGACAGGGAAGCCAGTTTCTCTTCAAACGCCCCCGACTGTGCGGCCATCTTCTCCTCAAATGTGCGCTGTAAATCCGCCAGCACCGTGGCGAATTCTTCACCCAGCGCACGGATAATGGACAGTTCACGCTCTGTCATTTTCGCAGTATCCCCCTGAACATCGCCTTCACCGCATCACGCTCTGTTTCGCTTATGGCCTTATTACCGTCAGATGCGCCGTCAGGCAGCTGTGATGAAACTGTTTTCCCGGTCGACGCGAACGGATCCTCACGGGCATCACGACGGGACAGCGCCTCCAGACTGTAGTTCTGCTGCTGAAGATACAGTGCATCACCGCCGGCCAGAGGCGGCAGGTTCTCCCGTTTACGGGCCTCATTGGGCGTGAGAAGCGTATTTTTCACCGCATCCCCCAGCGTTTTCATGCGCCGCTCACTGTCCATTCTCAGCAGCGTGGTGACATCAAATTCTGTACTCTCGTTTTCCCCCGTTTCCAGCGCCTCATCCAGTAACAGTTCAATGGACTCAATCAGCGTCTGCAGGCACTGGGAATAATACTGCTGCTCCAGCGCCTCCACGTTGTCACTGGAAGGCGGTTGTCCCACGCCAATCTTGTAGGCCGGGACACGGAACACCGAACAGACAATTTCAGCGGTCATCTTCAGTTGTTCCACCGTCTGCGCATCCACCGGTGAAAACGTCGTGGGGTTGTATTTTGCCCCGTTGCTCAGAATGGCCGTTTTCCCCGCATTTTCGCCTGTATACCCGCTGTCCCAGTTGCTCTTCAGTTTTTTCGCATTTTCTTCCGTAATACTGCCGGGGATCTCAATCACCCCGGACGGCCTGCCGCCATTTCTGAAAAAAGACGTCGAATTTTCCTGAATATGATGCCCCTGCGTGGCCGCCAGCCCGGCAGCATACACCGGCGGCAGCCCCACAAGCGGATGAAAAAAACAGTTAAACCGGTCGTGGATCACTTCCCTGGCAGGCACCGTCACCGCCTCAGTGATCCCGCAGTTCCGGTCCGGTGTAATGCGATAGAACACCTCGCCGTCATCCGCCACCAGAGGTTCAACCCGGCTCCAGTCCAGAATACGCAGTTCTTTGATCTGCCCCCGGGAGTTACGGATTTTCAGCACCACCGTATTGCCGTGACGCAGTTTGGCGTTCAGCCACAGTTCAAAAAACTGGATACGATTCTGCTGTGCATTGGGACGACGACAGAGACGGGCAATATCCCCCTGCCGTTTTTCACGGCGGATCCCCTGTGTATCGGTCTGCATCAGGCGCAGCCGCATTTTGGCGATATCCTGGGATATCAGCGAAATGCAAGAAAACACCGCGTGAAAGGACAAAACGGTTTCCGGATCGGCTTTCACACCCTGCTGCCAGGCACCGGCAAAAGGCTCAGCCACCGCCTGAAACAGGCTGGTCCAGCCCACCTCTTTTACATCACGTCCTGATTTCTGGTTTTTTCGGGTTCGCCACAAAAGGTTCCACATTCGCCATGCTCCGCATCACGTTTCTTTTTCTGACCTGCCGGACGTCGCACTGTGATGTACTCCGCCTTCCCCAGGCGAACCAGCACCTCCGCACACGGCTGTGCCACATCACGGATATCCCCGGCCCGGGCATCATGCGTGCCCTGCAGATACTGGATTTTTGCCATCAGTTACTGCGGGAAGCTCGCGCCTCCCGCCCTCCTCATCAGACTCAGCCGCCGGACGCAGTTCCGTAGTTCACACCGGTGATCACCGCCACTGCCGCGGTACGGCGACGACGCCAGTTGATCCAGCGCTCCGCACGGATGGCCACGCTGCCGGTCTGGAACATGGAGACCAGCTCCACCGGTGACGGTGTGCTGCTGTCGCTGGTCGGTTCAGACTGCATCTCCAGTGACGCTTCACGGGACATATCCACCGCCACACCGCCGTCATCAGCCAGATAAATATCCGGCGCATTCACCAGCACCAGCTGGTCACCCACGTACTGGGAGACAATCACCGGCAGGCCCTGGAAGGTGCCGCCAAGCAGGGTCATGTCCGGATATTCCTTCTGACCCAGCGCATTTTTACGCATGGACAGCGCCAGGGCATTTGTGCTGGACATCAGCCAGACCGCACCGGTGGGCTGCAGGTTTGCTGCCACAAACTGACCAAACGCGGCTTCCGCATCCGTATCCGGGTTACCGGTTGATGCCGTGCCCTTCACATCATGGGTGATGGACGCAGGGGAAACATCGGCCACCGCCGCTTTTTTCGGGTCCACAAAGTCTGTGTCCAGACGCGCCACCACCGCTTCCGCCAGTGCATTACGGACCAGCGCATCGGCGGCAGGACTGGAAAAACGGATCAGCTCTTCCGTCAGTACCGCAATAGCCGCCACCTTCGCATGACTGAAGGTGATGGATTCAAAATCAAACTTCGTCAGGGGTCTGGCCTTACCCTGCCCCACCCAGCCGGCAGCACCACCGGACACCTGGGCATGCACGCGAATATTGAACGGCACCTGACGAAGTGCCGGGATCCCGCCATGACCAAATCGCCCGATAATGGTCTGCGGACGCAGATAATCAATAAAGTCCTGCGCATATTCCTGATATTCAGACAGGCTGCCTGCCCACTGTGGGTCCGTGGTAGTCCCTGCCCCCACCGCCGACTTCAGGACATGATGCAGACGGCTGTCATCCGGATACTGACGACGGGCCACTTCCAGGGCTTCAGAGCGGACACCTTTAGCCGCGGCCAGTGATTTGGCAAAGCGGGCGAAACCAATCCCCTTCTCCAGTTTCTGCTCAACACGGATCACCGGCGCTGAAGCCACCGTGGCCACATTCCCGTTACCGGCCTGTTTCACCGGCTGTGCCGTGGCGGCCTTACTGGTTTCCAGTTCACGCAGACGCTTCAGGTGCGCATCCACCTGACGGATTTCCGCTGCGGTGTTGTCGTAGTGCTCTTCCTCTTCCACATCCAGTGTGCGGCCTTCCTCTGCGGCTTTGGTCATGACCTCCTCAAGGGAGGCTGCCAGCGCCGCACGCTTGTTTTCAAAACTTTTAATCTGTTCGCCAATATTCATTATGGTCTTTTCCTTATGAAAAACGGTTGTTGACTGTGCCGAAGCGCCGGCAGAAGATGCGATTTTCACCACCGGTTTCCGGTTGCCGGACGCGGCAGAAAACGGGCGGTCGAAAGATTTAATGGTCTGGATGGTGCATTCCGCATTCGCGGGCACGGTGACGGCAGACACCTCCATCAGCTCCCAGCGCAGAAAATGCAGTCCGCCTCCGTCCAGATAAGTGTATTCATGGGGCCGGAAGCCCACAGAAAGCCCCCTGACCAGCCCGGTCTTAATGGCAGCCCATGCCTCATCCAGCCGGGCAGCCAGTTGCGACGGCATATCCGGTACGGGCTTCACCAGTGTTGCCGTGATTTCCAGCCCTTCGCTGACCCGGCGCACCGTACACTGGCCTACAGGGCGGGAATGGTCATGCTGCCAGAGAAACGGGATCGTACTGCCAAACTCCGCCCCCTCCGGCTCCAGGATGTCACCATCCCGATCCGGAGAAGGCGTTGACGCAATCCCGGTGATCACCCGTTCATCCTCACTGAAGGATTTCACCGTCAGCAGGGAACAGGCCCGTTTAAGAGTCACATCAGCCTCCTGAAAATAAAAAAACCGCCGGAGCGGTTCGTGATGGTTACAGTGTGAACAGGGTTATATGAAAAAAACCGCATATTCTTTCTTTTTCGGTTCCGGGTTAAGGGACATCAGGGAGACCGCATTGAACAGCGCCATCAGCGGGTCAATTTTTCCCCGTCCACTGGCCTGTTTGGTGATAAGAATGGCGTTACCTTTAGGCTCCACCCGGGCATTGCCGACACACCAGGCCATCAGGGGCTGGTCACCATGCACCAGCACCCCTTCAGCCAGTTTGCGCTCGGTGGTTTTAATGGCCCCGCCCAGTTTCCAGCCCTGGCTTATCCCCACCACAATTCCGTCGGGGATCCCGGCTTCCGCCAGTGAATCCAGAATCTGCCCCACCCCTGACGGGTCAATACCGATATGGTCCAGTAACTCAGCCTCATGAATGCGACGCACATATTCCGCCACTTCCGCCGTGTCATCCCCGACACGCCGGACAATGGTCATATCTCCACAGGCAACAAGATCCTGAAACCGGGACGCCTCGCTCTTCCGTCGGACCACCGCGGTTTCATGCGCCCAGGCATGGCCCCAGCCCAGCCATTCGCGGGTCTCCCGGTCACGCCCAATCACATACATCCCCAGCAGATCATCCAGCCCTCCGCCGTCAATCCCCACCGTCACCACATCAGCACGACGCAGGATATCGTCCAGGCTGATACAACGGCCCTGCTCTTCCCAGAAATCAGCCCCCGCCCAGCGGTCAGAGCGCAGGGCAAGACCAATTTCCACATTGGCGTGTTTTGACATGAACCCCCGGAATGTCTCTTCACCGGCTTCCCGGGCTTTACGGTACTCCCGGTACAGAAAGGCCTCATCCACTGAATAGCCGAGATTCGGATTGACCATGGCGAGGTTTTCCATCAGCAGGTGAGCCCCGCTTTCCACCATTTCAGGAGGGTGTTCAAATATCACCGGCAGAAAGTGCGGATCATGAATTTTGCCGTCGCGCACATCCCGGGCGTACTGCAGTTTCTGTCTGAACACCCCGGCAGGCGGTTCATTCGACTGGGTGGTCGTATACACCACAAACCCTTCCGGGCGGGAGGCAAGGCCGCCTATGGCTTCACGTAACATGTCCTCCGCCTTGTACTGCTTGCCAAACAGCCACAACTCATCAATCAGCGTCCCCACGGACTTGATACCGGACACCGTATTCGGATCGGCTGCCACCACCTTCAGGGTGGTGTCCGTCACCCGGTGGGTGATGGTCCGGATATGTGTCTGCACCTGACAGAGGTCATCCAGATCATCGTCCCGTCGTACCATATCCCTGGCAGGATTGAAGGCGTTGGCTGCCACCTCCACAGTCGGGGCCAGAATCGTGTAACCCGCCGCCTGCCGCCAGTTCAGTAACAGCGCCGTCATCATGATCCCGGCGGCCAGTGTGGACTTGCTGTTTTTTTTGGGTATCAGAATGAACACTTCCTTGATATGGCGGACACCGGTCTGCGCATCGTAGGAGCCAAACAGAGCCGCCACCAGGTCAAACACCCACTGTGCACAGGACTCCCCGAACGTCGGGCTACCCGGTGCATCCACAATCC